GAAGGATTTATCCCACCACCTCCTCCCATTGACGAAATGGAAGACAGTAGTTCTGAAGGAAATGCTCCTGCTTCATCACCATCATCAACAGAAATAGAGGAGATTGGTGAAAAATAAAAATTATGTTGCGTTATAATATATAATTACAATGCCATTTCTTCAACGACAAGAGAGTAAAGACTTAATGAGGCAAGAAAATGAAAAAAAAAGAAAAGCTGGAACCCAATCTCCAGTATCTGTAGCCGAATCAGTAAGCACTACATCCAGTCCAAGAGGTATGAAAATGTCACTTTTAACACCAGATGAGGCCACGCAACAGATACATGACTATAGAAGTGGTAAGGAAGTAAATATACCCTCACCTATTAAGGAAATCGAAGATGAAAGAAAACATATACATCATAGTCTTGTTGATACATGGACAAAACACCCAGAACAACGTAAACGTCTTCGTGAGAGAAGTGATATTATAAAGAGATTGGAAAAAGACGAACTCGAAAGGCGACAGAAAGAAGAAGAAGCCAGAGAGAAAGCATATAAAGCATATATGGCTTTAGATCCAATTGATAGACCCGCAATGACAACTGCGCATCTCCATATTGAGGACCCATATACGGTATACCACGGACGATACGAGAAAACGGATGAGGATAATTTTTCCAACATGGAAAAAGGAGGTCTTACATTTGGAGGTAAAAAACGTAAAACCAGAAAAAATAAAAAATCAAAGAAGCACGCTAAGAAAAGCGTTAAGAAATCTAAGAAGTCGAGGAAAACCAAGAAATCCAATAACGCTAGGAAATCCACAAGGGTGCGCCGTTCTAGACGTCGCTAATCATATATGTATATATTATTATCTTCATATATGTATATAATGTCAGGACTACCACCACCACTATCACCAGAACAACTACAAGAACTACCAGCAATAACGCAGGCTTATATTCGAGATGTTGTTTTGAAACAAATGAGCAGGTCCAATCGCCGCGACGGAAGCATCGCATCTCTTGATGATCCTGACACATTAAAAGGTTTTGTAGAGATGTATTTAAGATATGTAGAACTACGAAGCGAAGACGAAATTCGTGAAGGGTTACGCGAACTAAACAAAATAACAACTTCAGACAGGTGGCGTGCAATTATTTCCGCAGACGCAGCTATGCAGGCACGAGAACAGGATAATATAGCCCATATGAGGGCCAGAAGAAGACAACCAGTCTTAAATCCAGAATATGGGACACGAATTGGGGGACGCTCTCGAAAAATGCGTAAAAAACGTCATACAAAAAAACATGGCAAACACAAAACAAGAAAAACCAAGAAAGGTAAAGGTAGAGTGATAAAATCGCGAAAACAACATCGTACAAAAAGACATTGAACATGAGAAATGTATTCAACATGAAAAGAAACTGTAACACATAGAAGCGCAATGCGTTCCCATGTTTTACTTACTATAACATATCTTAGGCTTTATGCCATGTATGTCACGCCACAGTTTCCAGATACAAAATGAAGAATGTTGTACTTTTCTTCGAACACTGTGAGGTCGTAGTTGTAGTCGTATATGCGCCACGATGGCTTGTTGATCGCTACTAGCGCACCCGTTTCAGGGTCACAGATTGCCATCGTTTGCGCATTGGGGTCCAGTGGAGGGACTATAGTAGTAATTTCGAGTTCAATGGTTTCGAATGATGATAAATTTGCAGCACCGCTAGGTTGACTAGTATAGGGGGTATCATTTAGTGAAAAATTATAGCAATAAAGACCATCTTCAGCGTGTCCTGTATTGCGCGCGTATTTCTCGGCATATTCAAACACCGCGGCGGGATGGCTATTTTCTCTGTAGTTTCCATCAAACAATATTGCCATGCTCTCCAATATATCCTGTGTATTTTCGTTTTGGTAGTTTCCTGTCAAATACCACCCTGTCTGCATCCCGTTCGCATTTACTCCTGGTCCTACAAATAAATTTTCAATAGTTCCATTAGGGTGTACACGAGTAATTGGGTGGCTAGTAGGAGTTATGGTGGCAAATGTTGCACTAGGTGCAGGAGAAATATCGTATGGAATATAATTGTATGGCCAATTGGTTCGATTAGACCACTCGTTACGCATATGAATGTCATTGCGTTTGAATGCGAGCATGAGACCACTTGTTAGACCATGCGTATCTAGTTCCAACTTTTTTGTACCTGCGACACTTTTCATAGTATGTTCACGCACTTGTTTGATAAGATATTTTTGTTCTTTTGCAGCAAATAGTCTTTGTTCATCTTTTGACAAAAACCCATATGTGCAGAGAAGATGTACATCTGCATTCCATCCTGTTCTACGATCTACATAGGAACTAGAAGTCAACGCCACGTCAGGAGGTGTTTGTAAAAAACGATGGAACTGCATATATTCTTGGTTAAAGTTGGGTGCAATGTATGGATAATTATTTTCACTATCTAACACATCACGAATTTTGAACAGTTGTTGAACTGGGCGAAATGTCACATGAATATGCAATTCATTGTACTGGAGGCTCACTAGGGGAACGGCACTCTGTGGCTTCATTGAAAACCATGCATTAATAGGAATAAGAAGTTGTCGTCCACGAATAGATGGTTCTGCACCATTTTGCGATTCTGTATAAAACGCATTCGGATATACATTAACACGTGAACCTGAGTTGGATGGGTTGTTATGTTCAGGTATATGACCTATCATGCGATAGAAAAGCTCCCTCTTATCAGCAGAAAGGTCACGTTGTACCATAGAAAGTAGGTACTCGCCACTATACTCTTGTATGGTAAAGTTACCACATGTAATGGATATGTTTGATATCATCATAGCGCCTAAGTAGTCAATCCATTTAAATTCATATGGAACCCACACTCCAGTATTTAAATCAGGATTTGGATTTGTTGTTGTTGGAGGCATTATGGGAGACCATATATGAGGTAGGTTTACTGATATAAATGTATCCATGAGAAGATCAGCATAACGCGGGATCTTAAATGACATCTTTGTTTCTTCGCTCATGCGGAGGGAACGTGCGCCTTCAAAATCCACGCGAAACTTCTGTAGCGCAAAGTTAGTATGTTTACAGTAGGCAACCTTAAAGAAAGATTTGCTTGGATTTCCTGTCAGGATAATATCTTTGTCGCCATGTTTTGCAAGTTGCAGAAGTCCACCTGGCATATCTTCTAGTTACTGTACTTGTATATAAATATTTATACTATGTTGTCATTGATAATATTTTAGTATATCTAATAAATAAAAAATATCGCAGTACCTTAGACAGACTATGGAAACATCTAATACCTCTACTAAACCCGATATAGTTGCGAATATAAAGAACCTTAATAAGAATACCATTATTGGTCTCTTAATGAGTCTTGTTGTTATAGTTATTATCTATCTAGTTTGGTGGTTTCATTCTTTATCTACTAAAGAATCAACTACATGTAAAAGGTTCGATAGCCTTTATGGAACAATGAATGGAAAAATCAGTTCAGCATTTACTTCTACCAATAGTGGAGATTTTGATCATATGTTTCGGGACTACTATATTAAGACCGCATACAACTGCTGTAGCACTGGAGACTATAAAAATGGAGCTGTATCAACATGCGCCTTAAAGAGTGTTATAAAACAGGGAGCACGTGGTCTAGATTTCGAGATATACTCAATAGGAGATGAGCCTGTTGTAGCTACATCAACAGAAAATAACAATTACGTAAAAGAAACAATTAATAGCGTTCCATTTAGCGATGTGATGAATATGTTGACTAGCTATGCCTTCGCAGCAGGAACAGCACCAAACCCTTTAGACCCTATCATTATTCATATTCGTTTCAAGAGTACTAATATTGCAATGTACAATAATCTAGCGAAAATATTCAAAACCCATGAAAGTCGATTGCTTGACACTACCAAATATGGAAATGAGAATAGTTATGAGAATTTTGGTAAAGTACCTCTTGAGAAGTTGATGGGTAAAATAGTTATTATTGTGAATAACAAAAATAGAACATTTGCAGATGTACCTGCATTATTTAAATACGTCAATATGGCTAGTGGGTCTATATTAATGCGCCAATTAACACAAAATGAAGTGGTAAATAACCCTAATACTAACGAGTTAATTGAATATAATCGCAAACAAATGACCATATGCATACCTAATGCAATGGAAATATCACCACCCAATCCCAGTTCTGTTCTCTGTAGAAACTTAGGTATTCAAATGGTTGCAGTGCGTTACCAAGAAACTGATGTTAACTTCGAAGAACAAACATTATTCTTTAATAAAGAGAACCACGCATTTGTGCTAAAACCAGCTAAGTTTAGGTATATACAGAAATGTATCCCTATTCCTAAGAAACAAAATCCTGC